CTGGCTCAAAGAGAAGCTCGATGGTGCTATCAATGGTGATGATGACCTCGTTATTAGGACTGAGCTTGTTGGGGGTGTTGGTAAATACGGTAGACTCCTGGGATGGTTGTATATCGGAGATGCCGATCTGTCACTCAACGAACAAATGATTACCGAAGGATATGCTTGGGCATATGATGGTGGCACAAAACAAAAAGACTTTGAAGAACTCAGAGAAATTCGTCGTGCTCATGGCACGCTAGTGGAATGAGTGCAGTATTTGTTTTTGCATTTGTTATTCTATTATCCTACACATTAGAGTTAACTTGGTCAGTGAGAAATAAAAAATGAGTACAGATCAGATCTATCTTGGTAATCCTAACCTAAAAAAAGCAAACGTCTCTCAGGCGTTCACCCCAGAACAGGTTGAGGAATACATTCGATGCAGTAAAGATCCTGTGTACTTCATTCAGAATTACATTAAGATCATCTCACTCGATAAAGGTCTGATCCCATTTGAAATGTATGACTTCCAAGTTGACATGACTAGGAAGTTTCACGCTGAAAGATTCAACATCGCAAAACTACCACGACAGTCTGGTAAGTCCACGATTGTGACTTCATATCTGTTGTGGTATGTACTGTTTAACGATAATGTCAACGTAGCAATCCTTGCTAACAAGGCAGCGACTGCTAGGGAAATGCTCCAACGTTTGCAACTATCATATGAAAACCTCCCCAAATGGATGCAACAAGGCATCAGTCAGTGGAACAGGGGCAGTTTGGAATTGGAGAACGGCAGCAAAATCATGGCTGCTTCTACTTCGGCATCTGCTGTTCGGGGTATGTCTTTTAACGTCATATTTTTGGACGAATTCGCGTTCATTCCGAATCACATCGCTGATCAGTTTTTCAGTTCTGTTTATCCTACTATCTCTTCTGGTAAGTCAACCAAGGTAATCATCATCTCCACGCCTCACGGCATGAACATGTTCTACAAACTGTGGCATGACGCAGAGCGTGGAAAGAATGAATACACAACAACAGAGGTTCATTGGTCTGAGGTCCCAGGTAGGGACGCTCATTGGAAAGAGCAAACCATCAAGAACACCTCAGAGGAGCAGTTCAGGGTTGAGTTTGAGTGTGAGTTTCTGGGATCGGTTGATACCCTCATCTCTGCCTCTAAGTTGAGAACGATGGTTTATGAAGAACCTATCACTAGGAATAAAGGTCTCGATGTGTTTGAAGAACCTATACCTGAGCATCAATATGTGATTACTGTGGACGTTGCAAGAGGTGTAACAAAAGACTATTCAGCATTCACGGTAATTGATACTACAACTATCCCATATAGGATGGTTGCCAAGTATAGGAACAACACAATTAAACCTCTGCTGTTCCCCAATATCATACACCAAGTTGCCACAGCATACAACCATGCATATGTGCTCTGTGAAGTCAATGACATCGGTGGACAGGTAGCAGACATTTTACAGTTTGATCTTGAATACGATAACCTCTTGATGTGTGCTATGCGCGGTAGGGCAGGACAGGTTATTGGTCAGGGGTTCTCTGGTAACAAGACACAGATGGGTGTCAAGATGTCTACCACAGTTAAGAAGACTGGGTGTGCAAACATGAAACAGTTGATTGAGGATGATAAACTTCTCATCAGTGACTACGACGTGATTGCAGAACTGACTACGTTCATCCAGAGGGGTCAGGCATGGGAAGCAGAAGATGGATGTAATGACGACCTTGCTATGTGTCTGGTCATGTTCTCTTGGTTGGCAACGTCTGACTACTTCCGAGAACTACATGACAATGATGTTCGTGCCCGAATGTATTTGGAACAAAAGGAACAGATCGAAGCAGACATGGCACCATTTGGTTTCATCTCTGATGGTCTAGATGAAGAGTCTTTTGTCGATCCAGAAGGTCAGGTATGGAGTAACGCAGAGTCTGTTGGTGAATATGGTGACATGTCATATATGTGGGATTATCGATAATGAATTTTGAAGAAGAATTTGAACTAGAACATTTGCTCCTCGCCACTAGGAAGTGCAGATCTTGTGGAAAGGAAAAGGATCTTCTAGATGAATTCTATAAAACTAGAAAGGATAGAGGAAATGTTCCTAGCGCATATTCATATGAATGTAAAACTTGCACCGTATTGAGAATCATCACATCACGCATGACAAATACGATATTTGATAGGTGGGAATATCCTGACTGGTAGCGTGTTCACGTCACGTTTCCCCAGTGAAAGAGTGGGTTTTTCTAAATAATAATAGCATCCGATTGAACTTATCAGGAGAACCCCCCAGATGGCATCTACTCAAATTTCCCCAGGTGTTGTCGTCCTAGAAAGAGATCTTACCAATACCATCAACGCGACCGTTGATAACATTGGTGCCATTGCTGGATCTTTTGAAAAGGGACCCGTTGAAGAGGTTGTAACAATCTCCAACGAAAGACAACTCATCGAAACATTCGGTAAACCGAATGATAATAACTACGAATATTGGTTTAGCGTAGCACAGTTCCTGCTGTATGGCGGTTCTGTCAAGGTCGTTCGTGCAGACAACTCTGCATTGAAGAACTCTATTGACGCTGCTCAATTCACACAAACAACTCTGAGTGCAACTGACACCACTCTGACTGTTGCTAATGCTACCGACTTTGACGCTCTCGATCTTCTTTTGATCGACTCGGAACTTCTGAGCGTTACTGCTGTCTCTGGTCTGGATATCTCAGTTACTCGCGGTCAACTGAGCACAGCCGCTGTGTCTCACGCTGCTGGTTCTTCTGTCACTCTGATTGAACCCAGCACCGCTAGCCTTCTGGATAACAACGGCACAATGACCGACAGTGCCACTACTGTTGATGTTGCCTCTGCCACAACTCTGGGTGTAACAACTAACGCCTATGTCAGAGTTGACGACGAAATCATGCAGGTTACTGCTATCGCCCTTGGCGCTGGTGCAGTTAACAGCAGCGATCGTCTGACAGTTACCCGCGCCGTTCTCGGAACAACCGCTGCTGCTCACACTGATGGTGTTGCCATCACTCTGCAAGTGGTTACCGCCAGTAAGACCACTATTAATGAAGAGACTGCAACTGGTATTACTGCTCCGCTGATTAAGAATCTCGATTCTTACGAGGCAACGACAGAGAATGCCGCTAACAACTGGAAGTGGGCTGCTCGTACTCCTGGTAAGTATGGCAACAGCCTTCGCGTTGTCATGACTGACGCTGGTCCTGACCAAATCCTGTATCTTGCACAACCCTCAGTTTCTGAGTGGGAAATGCAGAGTGGTAAGAAGGTCAATGTCAGTGCTTCTAACGTATACTCCACAGTATATGATTACAGAATGGTCATTGAGTTTGAGACTGGTTCGACTCTTGTTGGCGAATTTGTTGCTGGCAATACATTCGTTGGTAACGCCACTGGTGGTGTTAGAGGCGACATCGTTGCTTATGACGCAACCACCCGCAAACTGGAAGTCGTCCTGGACTACGTTACAACTTCTGGTATCCTCGCTGTTGGCGATACAGTTACTGGTAGCAACAGTGCAGAGGGTGTGGTCAAAAACATTCAGCGTAAGTGCGCGATTGCCCTTGATGAAGGATCTAAGTCTTTCGTCGCCAACCAGGAAATCAAGGACTCTTCTACTCTGACTGCCAATAACACCACTAACAATGGTCTTGATGTTGACATCACCTCCGTTGCTGATGACTGGACTAACAGAATCTATGGCAAAGGTCAGAGATGGGCATCTATCGCTGGTCGTCCTGGCACTTCCGCTTATGCCGCAGATCGTGGTGGTCACCGCGACCTGATGCACATCCTCGTCCTCGATGGTGATGGTGGCATCACTGGTGTTCCTGGTTCGATTCTTGAAAAGTTCCTGGATGTTTCCAAGGCATCTGACGCTAAGTCTGCTCAGGGTTCCAACATCTACTATAAGGATGTCATCAAGGCAAACTCTCAGTATCTCTGGTGGGGTTCTCACGAATCTGCCAAACTGTTCGACGTAAACTCAAACGCTAATGGTGGTTTCGGTGTTGCTGCTGCTAACACCAAGTTTGACTTGTTCAAGAATGACGCAGCAATTGTTTCGCAGGATGACCCCAATAACATCAACGTCCTTGCTATTCCTCTGGTAGGTTCCAAGAACACCGCTACTGTCAAGTACAGTCTTGCTGGTGGTGTTGATGGTTACACAGCTCAGCGCGACAAACTGTTCGATTCTTACGATCTGTTCAGCGATGCTGAGACTGAGGAAGTGGACTACCTGATCATGGGTCCTGCAATGAGCAACTCCGTTGATTCCGTTGCTAAGGCACAGAAGTTGATCGACCTTGCCGAAACTCGCAAGGATTGCATGGCATTCATTTCGCCTCCGCGTGACAATGTGATTGGTGTTGCTAACTCCAACGAAATTGTGAACAAGACAATTGATTTCTTCAATCAATTGAGTTCCTCCTCCTATGCTGTATTTGATAACAACTACAAGTACATCTATGACAAGTATAACGACAAGTATCGTTATCTGCCCCTGAACGCAGACATCGCAGGTCTGACTCTGAGCACCGCTCTCAATCAAGAGCCCTGGTACTCCCCCGCTGGTTTCAGCAGAGGTCAAATCCGTAATGCTGTGAAACTTGCATACTCCCCTCTGAAAGATCACAGAGATCGCCTGTATGCCGCTCGCATCAACCCTGTTGTTGCATTCCCTGGCGAAGGTATTGTTCTCTATGGTGATAAGACTGCTCTCGCAACTTCCTCCGCATTCGACAGAATCAACGTTCGTCGTCTGTTCCTGGTTATCGAGAAAGCAATCAGCCTCGCTGCTAAGTCCCAACTGTTTGAACTCAACGATGAGTTCACACGTCAAGGATTCAAGAACGTCGTTGATCCTTATCTGAGAGGTGTTCAGTCCCGTCGCGGTATCATTGACTACCTCGTGGTTTGTGACAGAAGCAATAACCCTGCTGATGCCATTGACCGTGGAGAGTTCTTCGCAGAGATCTTCGTGAAGCCGACACGCTCGATTAACTTCATCACTCTGCAATTTACTGCCACCAGAACTGGTGCATCGTTCGCTGAGGTCGCCCTTTGATAGGGGCGACCCCCTTCTCTCATCCACATCAATCACTACCGAATAACGGAGTTTACTAATGCCTACCCCAAAAGATAGTCCTAATCGCCCAGCGGGTCAGGTTGAGGGAACACAAACAACACTCTCAATTCTGAACTTTCGCAACCAAGTCAGAGAACTTGCCCGTCCTAACCAGTTTCAGGTGGAGCTGTACTTCCCTCAGCGTGTGGAAGAACTGCTCCAAGCAACAAGCGACGACACCAACGCCACCCTCGATGACGACACCACCACTCCTGGTGATGCCGCTGTCCTGAGCACCTTCCTTGTGAAGGCTGCCAACCTCCCCGCTTCTACCGTGGGTGTGGTTGAGGTTCCTTTCAGAGGTCGTACTCTGAAAATTGCTGGTGACAGAACCTTTGAACCCTGGACAGTTACCGTCCTCAATGACGAGAACTTCCGTCTGCGCCGCAAACTGGAAACATGGTCCCGTCTGATGCAGTCTCTGCCTGCTAACCACCAGACCGCCACCAGCATTGCCGAGTATCAAGCGAACGCTTATGTTCGTCAGTTCACTCGTCAGAACACCCACTCCGCTGCATATGAGTTCGTTGGCATTTGGCCCTCTAACATCAGTGCAATTGACCTGGCATGGGACAGCAATGACACTCCCGAAGAGTACACTGTTGAGTTCCAAGTTCAGTATTGGGTGCCCGCAACTGACCGCGACCAAGGTAACGGACAGGAGCAGTAATTACGAGTTGACTAAATAGTAGAGAAGAAATTGCGCTCACGTTGATGTCTCAACTATTTGGTTATTCGTTAGAAAGAAAGAAGGATCAGGGAACTGGTCCTTCTTTTGTTCGTAAAGAGTCGGATGACGCTGCCCAACCCATCGTTGCTGGTGGATATTTTGGACAGTATGTTGAGATGGGCGACGCTGCTAATAAGGCAAGCGAAGCAGACCTGATTGGTCGATACCGTGAAATGTCATTACACCCTGAGTGTGATGCTGCAATTAATGATGTGGTCAATGAAGCAATCGCTGGTGATCTTAATGATTCACCTGTTGACATTGATCTACAAAATTTGAGAGTGTCCCAGACACTTCGCAATAGAATCCGCGAAGAGTTTGAGAACGTTCTCGTTCTTCTAGACTTTGATAGAAAGGCATACGATATCTTCCGTCGCTGGTATATCGATGGACGCCTTTTCTATCATAAGATGATCGACACTAAGAATCCTACTGCTGGTATTACGGAACTTAGATACATCGATCCCCGTAAGATCAAAAAGGTTGTCGAGTTCGACAAACCCAAAGATCGTCTCCAACCTATTGACCCACAGGTAGCATCTATTGTTCCTAAGTCGGTTGAGTATTACATCTACTCACCTAAGGGTCTGAAAGGTTACGAGAACAATGGCATCAAGATTGCGCCAGATGCTATCACATACTGCCACTCTGGTCAGTTGGATATGCAACGCAACTATGTGCTGTCACACCTCCACAAGGCAATTAAGGCACTCAATCAACTTCGCATGATTGAGGACTCTCTGGTCATTTATCGTCTGAGCAGAGCACCCGAACGTCGCATCTTCTACATTGATGTAGGTAACCTGCCCAAGCAGAAGGCAGAACAATACCTCCGTGAGGTGATGTCTCGCTATCGTAATAAGTTGGTGTATAACGCTGACACTGGCGAGATTCGTGACGATAAGAAATTTATGTCTATGTTGGAAGACTTCTGGCTTCCGAGACGCGAGGGTGGGCGCGGCACAGAAATTTCTACCCTTCCTGGCGGGCAAAACCTTGGAGAACTGGAAGATGTCAAATACTTCCAGAAGAAACTGTATCGTGCTCTGAATGTCCCAGAGTCACGATTGGAATCTGAGAGCAGTTTCAATGTCGGTCGTAGTGCCGAAATCACCAGAGACGAAGTTAAGTTCCAGAAGTTCGTCACCAGACTTCGCAAGAAGTTTAGTGATCTCTTTAATGATCTTCTGAGAACTCAACTGGTACTCAAAGGTGTCATCACTCTTGACGAGTGGGATGAAATGAAGGAGCACATTCAGTATTCCTTCATTGCTGACAACTACTTCTCCGAAATGAAGGAGAAGGAAGTCATGAACGAGAGACTTGCACTTCTCGCTCAAATGGATCCGTTTGCTGGCAAGTATTTCTCTCTGGAATATCTGCGCCGCAACATTCTGCGTCAGTCTGATGCTGAATATACTGAGATCGATGAGCAGATGAATGCGGAAATCGAAGCAGGTCTAATTGTATCTCCTGCCGAAATGGCACAAATGGAGAAGGCGCAGATGGAAATGTCCCTCATGCCACCTGAACCACAAGTGCCTGAGGAAGAGGAAGGTATAGATCCTAAGGATTACGAAAAAGGAAATATCTAAATAGTATTAGTATTTAATAACATTATGCCGTCCCAAGCTTCGATTGATATCGTCAATGCACTGTTCGCTGGTAAAAAAGATCTCAGCGATTATGTCGATGACCAAATGAAAACTCTCGCCATGGACAAGATTGGTGATATGAAAAAAGAACTAGGCGCAACTATGTTTGCACCTACCCCCGATGAGCCTGAGGCAGAAGAACCTGAGGCATCTTTCGACCAAGAAACACAAGAGGAACCTTCTGATGAAACTGATAACGGAGAAGATTGAAGACACTAGGGTAGTTATTACCGAAGGCAAGAACGGTAAGAAGCAAACCTATATCGAAGGTGTTTTCCTCCAAGCAGACATTACCAATCGCAATGGTCGCATGTATCCCATGCGTACCATGGAGCGTGAGGTTCAGAAGTATAACGAAAATTTCGTTAAAACTGGACGTGCTCTTGGTGAACTTGGTCACCCTGATGGTCCGACAATCAATTTAGATCGTGCATCTCACCTGATCACTTCTCTACAAAGAGAAGGATCTAACTTTGTCGGCAAAGCAAGACTTCTGGAAACGCCCATGGGTCGCATCGCCAAAGAACTCCTCGATGAAGGTGTGAAACTTGGCGTTTCTTCACGCGGACTTGGTTCTATTAAGGAAGAGAACGGTATCAAGGTAGTTGGCGAAGACTTTATGCTCGCCACCGCTGCTGACATTGTAGCAGATCCTTCGGCACCTGATGCTTTTGTTAATGGAATCATGGAAGGAAAAGAGTGGATCTGGAACAATGGTCTGGTTCACGAGTCCAAAATTGAGGATATCAAGAGAAGAATTGACAATGCTGCGGCACGTCAACTTGATGAAAGAAAAATCTCCGCATTTTCTGATTTCTTGAAAAATCTTTAATCATAAATAATTAGTAGCAATCACAGCAACGTAACCACGAGGAGACACAATGTCTGACAAAATTGAAACAACTCTGGACGAATCGAGCGTAACCGCTGGCGCGAAACCTGCCGACCCCCAAGGTAAACTTGACAATGAAGGCAGTGGTCTCGCTGGTGTTCAAGACCTCGGTGGTCCCACTCCGCAAAACAGCAAGCCCGACGACGAGAGCAATAAGTATCGCGTAGTCGCCAAGAGTGCTTCTGCTCCTACCACTAAGCCTTCCGATGCTTCTGGCAACAAGCAGGATTCTATTTCTAAGTCTCCTACTTTTGACCACACCGAGCATGAAGGTGAGGAAGTGATTGCTGAGGAAGAAGAAGTCGAAACTATTGCTATCGACCTCTCCGCTGACGTTGCTGCTCTGACCGAAGGTGAAGACCTGAGCGAAGAGTTCAAGGAGAAGGCTGCTACCATTTTTGAAGCGGCAGTTGTTTCCCGTCTGAACGAAGAACTGGATCGTATCCATGGTGATTACGCCAAGGTTCTTGAAGAAGAAATTGAGACAGTTAAGTCTGAACTCGCTGAGCAAGTGGACGAGTATCTTTCGTTCGCAGTCTCGCAGTGGGCTAAGGACAACACCCTCGCCATTGAGCACGGCATCAAGACCGAGATGGCAGAGAGCGTCCTTGCTGGACTCAAAGAAGTTTTTGTCGAGAATTTCATTGATCTTCCCGACGAAAAAGTTGACTTGGTTGACGAAATGACCGAGCAACTCGATATCATGGAGAAGAAACTCAACGAACAAATCGAGACGAATGTTGATCTTACTAAGGAGATCGGCGGTTATATCAAGAATGGGATTGTGAGCGAACTGAGCGAGGGTCTGTCCCTCTCGCAACGCGAGAAGCTGGCATCTCTTGCTGAGGGAGTTGAGTTTAATGATGAAGAATCCTTCCGTGGGAAGGTACAGACTCTCCGTGAGTCATATTTCTCCACCAAACCCGAAGTGACTACTGTCACCGAGGACGTACAGGTTGAGAACCAGGAAGTTGGCGACACTATGTCTGCCTACGTCCAAGCACTTTCCCGCTGGGCTAAGTGATCTAAGAACAATCCACCTATCCTAAGTAAAAGCAAATGTTCAACTCCGAATCTTTGCAGGAAAAGTGGGCACCCATTCTGGAACACTCCGAACTGAACAACATTTCGGATAAGTATAGAAAGGCTGTCACCTCCATCCTGCTCGAAAACCAAGAAAAGTTCCTCAAAGAGGAAGCAGGTCTCCTGCATGAGGCTGCCCCCACCATGAGTGCTGGTTCTAGCCCCGCTGGTTTCAGTGGCGCTGCTACCGCTACTGGTCCTGTCGCTGGTTTCGACCCCGTACTGATCTCGCTGATCCGTCGCTCGATGCCTAAGCTGATTGCTTATGACATCGCTGGTGTTCAACCGATGACTGGTCCTACTGGACTGATCTTCGCCATGCGCTCCCGCTATGGCACCAACCGCACCGCTGGCACCGAAGCATTCTTCAACGAAGCAGACACCGAGTTCTCTGCTGAGAACGCTGCTAGCA